TCAAGTCCTTCCAGCCTTCCATGCTCATCATGTCAAAGCGGGATTCGTAATAGCGTTGGAGTTCAGGTGTCACTGAGTTCCCTCATCTGCTGGCTCTGGTGTGTTGCCTTCAGCCACCCAAGCAAGATAGGCTTCAGCGGTCACAAGGCATGACTCTTGACGACCATCAGGCCACTCACGAAACACGACTTGTGTTGTCTGCATGGGTTGTAACGGTAAAAGTTTCCAAGTTGGCTCGTTCATAGTTCACATCCTGTTGCAATAATTTGTGCTGGTGCTGTGTTTGTTCCAAGTAGTGTTGCATTGCCCGCAACTAAACCTGATGAAGTCCCGCAAGTGAGCCATAGGCTTATTAATGAAGAAGAATAAAATGCCGTACTTGCGTATGAACCAGCAACACCGCCACCACTACTAACCAAATAAAAACTACTTGCGGCTGTTGAAGTTATACCTGTAGCTGGCACTCTAGGTTGCACTGGATATGGCAATATTACGTTTGCAACTGTCGTGCTGGTTGCTTGACCAATTGCAAACGACCCGTTTACGGCTGATGTATTCCATGCAGGGCAGTACCGCTGGCACAAAGCCAACTCAGTGCCATACGGCCTGTAGTCAAAGCTCGTTGCTGTTGAGCCTTTCTCAAGCTGGACACCTGTGATGTAGAAAGTGGCTCCGTTTGTGCCGACTACGCTGGTTGCGCCTGTGGCTGAACGATAGTCTGCACCAGCCCATGCACCAGCAGTGCCGCTAACAGTTGAGCCAGCACCAAGATTGAAACGAACCCTGACACCAATTCCATTTGTAGTCAGCCAAGTTCCGCTTGTGTCGCCAGCAATCGTTACTGACTTCTGCTCCCAAGTGTTAGCCGCACTGATGGTGAATGAAAATGGATATGACCTGTCATTGCCACTATTTTGAATTGCACCGCCAAATGTTCCTGTAAGAGAACTGCGAACCCAGAATGACAGAGTAACTGTTGCGGCTGAAGCTGTACCCCATGCCAAGTCTGACACGTTCAACCCTTCAATTCTTTGGTAAAGATTGAACACCTCACCAGAGCCAACTGTGTATGCAGACAAAGAGGTAACGCCAAGATAATTGATGAATCCAGCAGGAGGAGTTACAGAGCCAGCATTTTGTTGAAACGAAAACTTTGATGCTTGAGATATTTCAGCCGCCCATCTATCAACAGAGAACTGACCATTCGTAGGAGTAACACTCGCCCCCGCATTCCTCTGGTCAATAACCATTGCGGAATTTATCAGACGATTTTTGAACCCAAAGCCAGTCGCCGCAGTGGTCTGCGTAGAACTATCAGGGAAGGTTACCCCTGTACTTACAAGTGAGACAGCCATTTTCTAATTCCCTTTCTTAAGGTGTTCCATTTGCAACAATGTTTGTCGCAGAGGTGATGACTCCAGTTGAAGACATAGAAGCAATTGTCGTTGCTCCATACTTAAACAGCAATTTACCGCCAGATTCTTCAATTGTAAAGTTTGTGGTCAGCAACTTTGGTGTTGATGCGGCAGTCCCTGTGGTGTTCTGGTTCAACGTAGGAATATCAGCCGCAACAATAGCCCTGAATGTAGGCACTCCAGAAGAACCATTAGGTGAGGCTAAGACATAGTTTGCAGTCTTAGAAGCATAAGGGTTCTGAGTGTCGCCATAGCTTGCAGACAACGAAATGGCTGGAGTAGCACCACCAGAAGACGCAATAGGAGAAGTACCAGTGACAGAGGTAACGCCTGAGTTGGCAATGGTGATAGAACCAGCACCTTCAGTAATGCTGATACCAGTGCCATCAGTCAGTGTGTTCTTTTCCCACAAAGATGTAGAGGCGTTGTAAATCAGTACTTGACCATTACTAGGAGATTGAGCCGACACATTGTGCAACTCATCCATCTCATAGCCGTTTTGCACTTTGACAAACAACTTGCCTTGAGTTGGATGTGCGTGTTCAACAACAGCCATATAAACCAAATGATCTGGCGCATGAGGTTTTGTTGATGTTAATGTTCCAGCCGTTGTAGGACTCAAATATAGTTGTTCACCATCTGTATAAGCAGATGTGTTCATATTGGTGATTAGACCAATGATAGTGACATAACCATTTGAGTTATTAGCCAAGTCAGCAGTCATCAAGCCCAATGTCTGAGCAGATGTTGCATCAGATGTCGCCAATGCTTTAGAAACAGTTGGATTTTGACCAGTTGCACCACTGATATAGACAGCAGTTCCTTTGGTCAATGTTGCACCAGTCGTATTGCGTACTAAGCAAATAACATTAGTCGTGGATGCCGCAACAGCAACAGACAAGTCAGCAGTTGAACCTGTTGTCGTAACAGTAACGCTACCATCAGTCGATGTGATTGATTGCAAAGTCTCAGATTGGTCAATCTTCTGCCAAACTGAACCATTGAACAACAACCAGTCTCCAACTTGCCAATCAGTGATGCCGTTTAAGTTTGTAGAACCAGCAGTAGCAACAATGTAATAGTAACCATTTGTCCCAGTGCTAGAAGCAAGAGTAGGAGTGTTTGTAGACGCATTCCATGTTCCTTGATAACTCAATCCACCAGCAACAGAACCCCAAGACAATGCAGTTCCATTAGTGGTTAAGAACTTACCTGAATTACCTGTTTGGCTAGGAATGCTAATAGCATTGATCTGTGCCTGTAATGAGTCTAGAGTATTAAGTACAGACTGAGAAGTGCCGCCACCATTAGTAATGACTTTGATGCGTTCTGCAAGATCAGGAGCAACAACTTCACCAACATTGAGTTCACGACCAGTAGACAGGACGATAATAAGGCTACCGTCAAAATCAATGCGAGCATCGGTAACAGACACACCGTCAGCACCATCCACTCCATCACGCCCATCTCGACCAGCGTCACCTTTATCGCCTTTGAGTCCATCTCTACCCGACTTTCCATCTTTTCCATCTCGTCCATCCTTTCCATCAATGCCATCTCTCAGGCTAGATGCCTTGGATTGAATAGACGAATTCAACTCAGAGAAACGAGTTTCAAGGTCAGTTTTGATGCGTTTTAAGCCTTGAATGACTAACTCAGCACTCTTGCCAATAGTCTCATTCCTAGCTTGTGCGGCTTTTTCTTCAGCAGACTTTTGTAGCGCAGTCAGCAAAGCCATCTGCTCATCAGCAGTCATATTCTCAATACCTAGCTTACGCTCTAAGTCAAGAATATCCATTATGTGAGTTCCCTAGACAATCTGTCTAAAAAGTCATTCTCTACCTTGCTTTGCTTGTCAGCCATCTGCAACTCGACAATCTTTGACTTGTTCTTGATGTCAGCTTCTTTCAACATCAGTTCAGCAATCTTAACTCGCTTGTCAAACTCACTGGAAGCCGCTTCATCCTCATTGGGCAAGTTTTTAGTGGTTGCGCCAAGGACTTTAGCCTGAATCTCTTGAGGCATCAACTGTGCTTCCATTGACAACTTCACAGCGTTTGCCTTGTTTTCTTCAGCCTGAGTAGTCTGAACAGCAATCTGAGCCTGAGCCGCTTGCATAGCCAACTCTGCTTGCATCTGCTCCATCTGCTGTGCTTGAGGATTAGGCTTGCTCATCTCATCCAAAGCCGCAATTAACTCAAAGCGGTTAGTCAAACTAGAGTTGGACAAGATGCCCTTCAAGATGATCGGCAAAACAGGGGTATTTGGGCCAAGAGTCTGCAACAAACCAATGAATTGCTGTTGCTCATACTCACGAGCAATGATGCCCAAGGTAGCAGTAGGCACAAAATTCATGTCAACAGAGGGGTAACGCTCTGGGTCAAACTGCATATAGCGGAAAGCCGCCTTCTTGATGAATGGAATCAAGAAATCTTCTTGGAAATTCACCAATGTACGCTTGTACTTCTTGATGATGGAGGCAACAGCCATCGACATACCGCCTTGACCACCATCACGAGAGACATTACTAACCATGCCCTGAGAATCAAGCGTTCCAGTTGCTTGCAACAGCATACGCTCAAACTCTTTAGCCGTAGTCAGGTTGTTCAGGCTAGTCTCACCGAACTTGAATGGGTACAAAATCTCGTTAGGTGCGCCATTTGTGAGAATGGCTTTTCCGGGCTTGACCTCAAACTTAGCACCACGAGGCAAACGAGTTGCATCCATCGCAATCATGGGGCTAGTGGTCAATGCCAGTGAGTCCAAGTGGCTACGAGTCTGGGCATCAATAGCTTTTTGCATATTGAAAGCCTTCTCAACCGTACCCCGACCCAATAAACGGTTAGGAATCGTGTCATCTTGATAGCTCAAGACTGGACGATCTTTCATCATGTAGGGGTTTTCTTCAGCTTTGAGCAACAAACCATCGTTGGCAATGACCACAATGGCCTCAACCATGTCTGTATAGTCTTCAGCGGCTGAATTTTCAGGGAACAACTCGACAATTTCTTTGTTTTCTTCCAAGTTGTTCAGGTATTCACGAGGCACAAGACCGTAATAGGTCAGCAAAAGCACCTTTTCGTCCTGATACTGGCTAACTTCCTGAGTTGGCTCAAGGTCAGTGTCTTCATAGGTGGGCGTGATGTCTACCTTACGATAGATTCCACGCTCAATGCCCTCAACAACCTTGTGAATCGAGACATACTTCTCAATAGCCACACCCATACAGTCATCAATGGATGTGCCGTTGGGGTCAAACAAGAAGTTCTTAGGATTGACAGGCATGATCTTGACAGCAATACGATCACGTTCAACTACGCCAATAGCGGCTTGTCCAACCTGATTAGGAATGGCACGAGTTGTAGGGATGTATTCCTTCTCAGTCTTGACGATGATCTCGCCAATACCTGTTCCATAGATTTCAGCCATCAACTCGATCTGGTCGATAGATTTCCTAATCTTGTCTTTCTTGAAGTCTTCCATCAGTTGAGACTTAATCAACTCAACATCAATGGGATTACCACCAATGTCTTGGATGTTGTCTTCAATGTCGAAGAAGTCGCCCTGACCAAAGATAGCTTCCATGATCTCAGCATGGCGAGTCTCAACAGCTTGTTGAGTTGCAGGGGTCACAATACGGCTACGCTCTGATTCACGAGTCTTGTCCTCAGAAGCCCATTGACCCCGAAAGATACGTTCGTACTCCAGCCAGTCAGGGAGAAAGTTGACATCACGGTAATCACGCCAGCGTTGGCAGTGGTCAACAACAAATCCTGTCAATTCTTTATCTGCCTCTGTCGGCTGATAAAACTCGTTCTGTTCTAACTTGTCTGTTGCCATAGTGTTACCTTATAGATGAACCGATTGTATTTCCAAAGGGGTCGGTAAATGCGGGGTTTTCAATTGGAGTAGGTGTTACCTTTTGTGATGCCCTAATTGCATCTTGAAATGGTTGTTGAAACATTGGCGGCATTGAGTAATCAGATAAAGCCTTCTCAACACTGCCAGCCTCCTCAAGAGTATCAATCGCTTGTCTGATAAGTTGATTGCTTTGATCTGAACGCAATTTACCCTGAATAGCATTTTGCATCGCCGAAATATCGTATTTGTTGCTCAAGTCTTCAATGACCGCAACAGGTACATTCTTTTCGCCAAGCAGTCTTAAGGCTTCAAGCCTATGTTGCCCCTCAAGAACATTTCCAGAGTCATCAACAATGATTCTGGAAATGTACCCTTCAGGACTAGAAATCTTGTCAGCTAGTTCCTTGACCCTTCTTGCTTCTGTTGGGTCATTCATTCTCACGCCACCAGTTAACTGGTCAATTGGAATAGTTTTATTCCCACCCAACTTGCCATAGTTAAAGGTAGCATCCATTACCTCGTAAACATCATCAGTTGGGGGTTTAACAGTTAATGCGGCTTGTTGGGGGTAGGGGGATGGTTGAGGAGCAGAAATTTCAAAAGCAGGGTTTGTGGCTCCAGAACCATAAACAGCACCATCGTCTAATCGGCCTGTAGTCATGTCTTTTAATTGATAGCCACTTTTCTCCAGAGACTTATAAACATTGACCGCTGGCTTCTCAACTGTCGAATCACTAAAAACCCTCAAACCCCTAGCTTGCGCCTCATCAATCAGAGACTGGTAAAGTTCTTTTCCTTTTCCTTGACCCCTACTTGCTTTTTCAACTTCAGCATAGTTGATTTGCAAATATGGCTTATCTGAAAACCTATCTGGAGGTCGAATAGTTCCACCAACTTGACCAAATTCAGATTTAGCTGACAGAAAATTGCTTGCCTCATTAAGACTAACATTGATGTTGCTTTTCCCAACATCCTTAATACTCATCCCAACAGGCAAACCCTCTGTGGCACGAACAACTTTAGGGATAACTCTGCCAACTGCTGGCGCAAAGGGCGCAACAGTCATTGCCGCATTGATCGTTTCTTCCCTTGGGCGCAATGTCATACCAGCCCCAGTAGTCAAAGGCTCGCCATAGGAGATGCGTTCAGCAGTCTTTTGGACATCACCAACACCCATCATGTTGAATAGTGAATTCCTGTTAGCGTAAAGCAAATCCAATGATGGGATGCCAGTTCTAGGTAACGATGGCAGATTCAACGTCCGACCAAGAACATCAGAAAACAATCCTGATATGAAACTTCTTGGTGTTGGTTGCATCTGATCTGCCATCTGTCACACTCCGCTAATGATGTCTTGTGGTTGCCACTCGTCTTCATCATCTGCCTCAAAGTATGAGGTTACAGACAACTGATCTATATAACTTAAAGAGTCAGGTAGATCATCCTGAACCCCCTGTGATGGGAACATAAGCAACTGATCTAAAAACTCAGACCAGTCCTCATCCTTATTAAGCACGATTCTGCCATGCTCAAACCTTCCCTGCAATGCCCAAATGATACGGTCTGACTTCTTCTTGTTCCCATGCGTCAAATCCACAATATGAGCATATATGTT